TTGCAGCATACTCTATACCAGTAACGCTAGCTAAAAACCTTGCCTTACTTGCTTCATATTTTGCCCTTTCCTCAGCAACCTTTGCATCCGTTATTGCATTATAGTTGGAAGAAATAACATTTGTTTGAGAAAGCAAAGCTGCTGTGTTGGTGCGGTCAACATAACCTATAAAAGGCTTGAGTGCTTCTAGCTGCTTTTCGCTAAGGCTTTCGCCACCAGCCTTACCTTGGCTACCAACGTAAACCCTTATCGAAGCCTGCTGTATTGGAGTCGCACCTTTCAATGCTACCTCCAGAGCCCCTGACATGGCCTGTGAGCCTAGTTCCGACCTTACCTTCTGTGCATACCCAGGATCATAAAGCTCTGCCTTCTCGGCCTCTAGAGAGGCTGTGACGCGCTCTTCAATGTAGGCGACAGATGTAGGGAAATCCCCAGAGGAAGCTGCGTCATAAATTGTTTCTGCATACTCTATGTTAGTTGTGCCAACTGCTTGAGCAGCGTTTGCTCTTGCCTTAGTTCTAGCCGCATCTGCTAACCTAATTTTAGTCTGCCCCATAACATAGGAGCCAGAATCAAAGATTATGTTTTTAAAGCGATCACCAGCACCCGTAGACATTGAGCTAAGATAAGACTCAAACATGCTTTGATACTGAACTGGATCTTCATACTTAGAGGCAAGCTCCGCAGATTTTAGCCGTATGTCTTTATCAATTGAGTCTACAAAGCGGCGCTCAACAACACGTTCAAATGAAGCAGAGGCAATGCTACCCATGCCCTTCATCTGAGAAAGAACTTCTGGCTTACCAGTGCTAGAATCAAATGCTTTTAACTCGCTTGCAGAAATTGACTGAGCCGCTTCCGCACCAAACTTCTCAGCATTTGACGCAGCCTTTTCGTAAAACTCCTTGCCCATTGTATTCGCAAGCCTTGAGACAGCGTTGCCAACTTGAGCTTCGCCAGTGTCAAAGCTACGCACACCGATTGGCTGATTAAAGATTCTTCGTTGCTCTCTTATTATCGGCATTGTAATAGCTCTCTATTTTACAGGCGTTGCAGGGTCGGGAATAAAGACATAGGGAGTTGGAGTATAGGAAGTTGGAGTATAGGTCTTAGAAAGATCTGCACCTAGTTGAGCAAGCATTGTTAAGCTGTTTATGCTGCCAACTCTACTTGCATTAATACCGCGTTGTATTTCAATTCTTGAAGCAACGCTTCTGCTGCTTTGATCTAGGAAGGATTGAAGCTGGCTAGCTGCAAGGTCAGAACTTTTGGTTAATCCCTGATCTTCCTCAAACGCTGCAAGACTAGAGCTTTCCCCGCCTCCAAGTTGAAAAGAAAACTGAGCATTATTTGTAGATCGCGCAGTGTTATAGTCAGCAATCCTTTGATTCCGCTGCTGCATGGCTTGTACTTCGGCTACCTGCCGATCAATTTCCATTTGCCTTGCTTGCTGTTCAGCTTGCAACCGTTGAGCAGATGCTGCTTTATTCTGACCAAAGATGCCAAGAACAGTAGTTGCAACTTGAAAGGTGGTGTAAGGATCAGGCATTAGAATGTTAACTCCGCAACTATGCCATTAACTTGCAAGCGCAAGGGGGCGGATTGTGTAACTGTAATTTGTGGGTCACGACTGTATCCCATTAGACGAAACTCTTTCTTTCCTGTGAACGAAGAAACTTCTTGTGATAAATCATCAGTTACATTTCTTAGAACTAAGTTTGCTCCGTTTACGTTGGCTGACAACGTATCGTTAAGGTCAACGACAACACTCCCTATTCTTCGGGGAGTGCCAGTAACAGGACCGGAGCCTGTCGCAATATCTAATGGATTGGTGGTAAGAGTAACGTCAAACTTCATTCCAATTTCTGCTTCAGCAAGATCAGGAACAATTGCAGACACATCAATGTTGCCACCAGATACAGTAAACTCTCCAACATAGTTGTTGCCATCAATTACGTTAAGGACTGCACCATCAGTATAGAAGTCAGAGACATCAAAGACGCCGTTGCTTCCAGTGTAAATTCCAGCAACGTCTGTGTTATAAGCCTCGTCAAACTCGCATATAGCAAACTTTTGAGTGCCGTCACCTTGGTCATAGATAATGCTAGCAAACACGCGGTCATCAATAGTTACTGTAGAGTTAAAGTAACCATTGGTTGTAAACTCAGTCCAGCCAGCCCTCTCTTCTCCACGATTGGAGTTAAAGACAGAGATTGTACCAAAGTAGTTTACAACAAAGACATAGCTTTCTGACCTGCTCATGGCGCCATACATTGTGTTCATTTCTATTGGCGTCTTAATAAGATGCGAAGAGATGAGCGATATTGGTGAAGCTACATAAGCTGCTTCTGTATCAGCAAACACATATTCTCGAACAATAGCCCCGCCCTTTTGAACAAACAAAGTTGCACCATCTAAAGCCTGTGGCCTAACAAAGTCAGAGCCAAACGGAGTTTGTCTTCGTATCTGAATGTTTGTTGGAGTTATCGGTTGGTTCGTAAACGATGGGACGTACATCTCGGACGTTGCAGTAAATACTTGCAAGTCACGGTTAGAAACTAAGTGGCGTATTTGGTTAATGTCGCCAACGCTAGCAGTAATGTGAATGGCTTGGTCATCTTTAGCAGTGCCTACATCGAAGTTGTAGTACTGACCGCTCCTACTAAACCACAGTGAATCGGGCTGAGATAGGCTGCCGCCAAACACCAATCGGTTTTGATGAAAGGTTACGGCAGACGGATAGCCTCTAAGTACAGAATATGACTGCTCTTCCCAAGAAGTTGTAGGTGCGCTTGTGCTTATCTTTGGGCTACCACCACCAATTTCAGACGCATTAGCATTTGAGCCAGCTACTATAGTAAACTTATCGTCATCTATTATGCTTGCAACAGTTCGTGTGCCATTGATTTGGTTTGCAGCAATGCCGCCAACACTGCCAGCATGAGATACTACAATTGAGTCATTTACACGCAAACCATGACGAACAAGAGTCACCTCAATATCAGCCTGACCTTCTGTTGTACTGAATGAGTCTATGCCTAGACGAACAATTAATTCGTCAAGGATGTTTGCGGTTGCGCTTGTTGTGCTTTGCACTGAAGTTATTTCAAGCTCGGCCCCATGATAACGAAGAGTGATCCCATCATGTTCTCCGGTTGTATCAAAGTAAGGATCTGAAGTTGTAATGGTAACTCCATTTCCAGTTGTTGCGGAGACAGCAAGCGTTGTTCCTTGCCGTTGAAAGGTGTAATACGGTTGATATATCTTTGTTAAATCTGACCTAGCGTCAAATACAAAAGGCTCCACTTGGAACGTACTAAGAGAAATCCTAACAATTTGCTGCGGAATAAAAGTTGGATGGCATATGAACATGACATCGCCAGCCTGAGCAAACGTAAACTCGTGCATAAACTGATGGGTAAACTTTAAAGTATTACCGTTTATGTCTTGAGTAATTGTATTTACTAAACTCAATACCCCCGTCAGAGGGTCAATAAAGAATATCTTTAGCTTCTGATGCTCAAGCGAAATGATGTAACGCTCGTCATCGGAGAAGATAAATGGCAGCAAACGTGATTGCTGTGTTCTGGTCGAGTCCAAGACAATATCGTTTTGATAAATACTTCTCAGGCCAGCACGTTTAATAACCCCACCTTCTGCACGAAGAAAGAAGTTTTCAATACGTTGAGCCGAGCCAGTATAGACCGCTGAATCAGTTCGTGAATACAGAGAAGGGCTAACCTCTCCGTAAGAAAAGTTTGTTACTGGAACACGAACCTTCTGCATTAACTGCGCCTTTCAGCAATAAACCTTGATGTAGATAGCTTGCGAGTTGTTTGCTGTTGTGAGTCAAGCGTTCTGGCTTTCATCATTGCAAGCTGTGCTTGCTGTCCCATTAGCTGCGCCAAGGAAGCGTCTTGCGCTAAAGCTGCGGCAAACACTGACGCAAGCTCATACTGCACAGCGATTACAAAATATGAAGGCCAGTTTTGCTCACTGGCCCTGAACGTGTAGTCAAGAACAACCTCAGACGTTGTGTCCGTATCGCAATATATCTTGTCGCCGTAGGTTTGGTACTCAATGTTAAAGTCATTAACTGTCACCGCATGAAACATAAGCGAGTCAGAAGGTGCTTGATATGCAGCGGTGTAACGCCCAGTAGGCGCTTCGCTTAATCTATTCAATACAGATTGATTTGTTGCAAACCGCCAGCGGCAATTTACCAATGCTGATCGTGCAATGTCTTCATACATATTTGCAGCAATAAGAGCCTCACTTGTCCCATCTTCAAAAGAAGTAATAGGGTCTGCACCGATTAAGATGAGAGCCCTACTTGATACGTCAATTGGGGTATTAGCAGATGTACTTAGTACGGCCATGTAAATGCTCCAAGCTGCAAGAAAGGGGGAGACTAAGCTCCCCCAATCAACTTAGTTATTGTCGAGAACCTCGTAGACGCCGTTGTCGTCAATGACAACAGAACCCATTGACATCATTGATGTAGCAAGGTGTGCGACTTTCTCAGGTACATAGTTAACTTCAGTCTTAACGTCAGAGTTAACACCCAAGCCAACAGCCCGCATGTGGTAAGCAAAGTTTTTGCCACCAGCTACAGCAGACGTTGAGAAGATCTTGAAGCCCAAGAACTCTTTCATTGTCATGCCGCCAGCAAACGGAAGTTGCTGTGGGCCTACATAGTCCGAAGAAGCAAACTCGTTAATGTTAAACAAGTCAGCAAAACCAGCAGGGGACATAGCAAGATAACGCTGTCCATCTTCTGGAATGTCGGCTGCGCCAAAGGTTTGGAACAATGTAAGCAAGTCAGCCTTACCCAATGCACCAGAGGTGTCAGCAATCTGAGTTGCGTTTGCACCAGCGTCCATTGCAGTGATGATGATTTCATCAGTCTTACGGCCCAGTGCAGAAGCAGCAGATTCAGCAACGGCTTGACGCTCGTTGATATTGATCTTTAGCTCATCGAGCTTATCAATGTACTCAGCAGCGTAGAAGTCAGCCATTGTTGCTTCAACTGTGGTGTGCGCCAATTCCATAGTGCTCACGTTACCATTGCGTGACTTAGTGGAGGCTGCGCCTGTACCAATCTTCTGAAAGCGGGAAACAGAAGCAGAAGTGTTTGTGGTACGAATTGTATTCCGAAGTTTGGAACCCATGCGCTGGTAGGCAAGATGCACATCGGTTTCAAACTGTTTGATAAATGCTACGTCAATTGTGTTAGCCATTTGAACAGTCCTTTGTTTGAGTTCATTTAGTTTTGCATCTTGGGTGTCCGCTCAACATCGTCATTGAAGGTATCCTTTCGGGCTTCTCAGTGCATTACGGGCCTTGATGGTTTATGTGAAACATCCTTTTGTTTAGGATTGCAACGCACAAATTCAATATATGTGTTTTTATTGTAGGTTACAGTTCCCTTAACTGCAAACCCAAGCCACGCAGCCCAGTCTAACATAGTTGTAAAGTCGCTAAGTATAGACATACGCATAGAGGGATATGTTTGATCGAAGAAGTTTACTAACATTTTAGAGCCACGCGCCATTACCTGAAAGTTTGTGCGCACTTCATCCGTAAACATTGTAAACATTTGAGGGCATTGTATGCTCGATCCTATAAATAATCCGCTTATGCAAATAATAGGGCCGCCCTCTGACTTTGCTACATAGCACTCAGACTGATCTATAATGTCCTCAAGTGCCTCAGTAACAGTGGAGTAGCCTAAGCAGGCTAACTCATGCTTGCTCTCAGCGGATAATGAGGCGCACAGTTCCTCAACATGCGCCTCAGAAAATGGAGTAAGATAGTACTTACCTCTAGTTAAGACTTTGATTTCAGCCATAAAGTTTCTTGAACCCAGAGTCTACTTGCTTAACAAAGTTATCATCCCTTGTCCGTGGGTTCCAATAACGCTCGTCACGCATCATTTCATTTAGCGATGCCTCACTAATTGCATCTGCGGTTCCAGTAGGCGTACCCATTGATGGCTCCTTCATTGCTGCCATGATTGCTTCAAGTGCAATAATCC